GCTACTGATGGTGCTACTGATGGTGCTACTGATGGTGCTACTGATGGTGCTACTGATGGTGCTACTGATGGTGCTACTGATGGTGCTACTGATGGTGCTACTGATGGTGCTACTGATGGTGCTGTATATAGGGGTTATTTTAGTGGTAAATATGATGGTAAAGGTCATGTAGACGAAAGTATTAAATCGGGTCAACGGTGTGGTGAAGAATACGGAAAATGTACAGGAAATGAATGTTGCAGTCAATGGAACTGGTGTGGTGGAAATAATCAGGAACACAGTCTCTGGTGTAGTTATAAGATTGAATAAACAATTTTCATTTATATTGGTTTTTTAAATTTAATCATTTCAAACCATAATATAAATGAACACAGATATATACATTAGTGATTTTTTCCCTAAATATCCAAATGTAAATAATAAGGATAATCAGTTATTGAATCCATACAATGACGACTTCTCTAAAGTAATTTACGAAAAGAGAGAATTTTACGAAAATCGTCTTAAATCGATTGAAAACAAACCGGAAAATCGTGGAGAACAATTATCCCATCAAAAGAATCTTTCTAGGTTCGTGTCTGAACGTACTGGATATAATAACCTACTCATATTTCACGAAATGGGTACAGGTAAAACTTGTTCTGCAATAGGTATCGTAGAACAAATTCGTTCTAATAAGAATAGTGGGTATAAACATGCATTGTATATCTCTAAAGGCGAGTCATTACATGATAATTTTATTAATGAATTATTGTTTAAGTGTACAGATGGACGTTACATCCCAGAAGGATATGACCAACTATCTCAATTAGAGAAATCACATCGTTCAAACAAAATCGTAAATGAATTCTATTCTTTAAAAACATTTGAGACATTTGCAAAATTGATAAAAGGAAAGACTAATATTAGTTTGCAAAAAGAGTATAGTAATCATATTATCATTATTGATGAAGTTCATAATCTTCGTCTAAGAGAAACTGGACCAAGTGGTATTAATACATACAAGGAAATTCATCGATTTCTACATGCAGTAAAGGATTGTAAGATTATATTGATGTCCGGCACACCAATGAAAGACACTGTAAATGAAATTGCATCCGTATTTAATCTTATCACACCGATGGATAATCAACTTCCAGTAGAGGACGAATTTGATAAACTATACCTAGAAAAGAATAGTGATAATAAAATTATTGTAAAGGAAAGTAAGATTCAAGAATTGAAGAAACATTTCAAAGGTCTCGTTTCCTTCCTCAAAGCCGTCAAATCAAATGTACCACAAGTATTTTCAGGACGAAAGATTGGAAATCTAACAGAATTTAATGTTGTACCACAATATATGAGTGAATATCAATCCGGAATCTATATGGACGCATATCGTTCTGACCAGACTGAAAGAACTGGGGTTTATTCCAAATCAAGACAGTCATCACTATTTCTGTTTCCGGATGGTTCATATGCCGATGCCGGTTTTTCAAAGTATATTGTTCGAAAAGTTGTTCGACGAACAGGTCGTGGTCGTGGTGAAACTACCTATAAGTTTAGTGCAAGACAATCATTTATCAATACATATAAAGGTAATACACCAGAAGAGACAATAACAAAAATCGAAAAATATAGTGTCAAATATGCAAACTCGTTACGAATGATTCTTCGTGCTCAAAGAGAAAACAAGTGTGTTTTTATCTATAATGAATATGTGAAAGGTTCTGGATTGATAGTATTTAGTATATTACTAGAGATGATTGGATTTACTCCTGCGACTGGTTCTGAACCTGAAAATTCACATAGTCCTAGATATACCTTATTCACCAATCTAACTATGTCCACAAAGAAAATTCAACGAGTCGTAAATCGTTTTAATCAACCGGATAACACAGAAGGTAAAGTAATTAATGTTATTTTAGGATCAAAAAAGATATCAGAAGGTATATCGTTTTTCAATATTCAGATTGAAGAAATTCAAACTCCATGGTTCAATTATGGTGAGACATCTCAGATTATTGCACGAGGGTATCGTTTTGATTCACATGATATGTTGATTAATCAAGGTAAAAATCCGTCTCTTGAAATTATTCAGTCCGTTTCCATACCGAATACATCCAATAGAGATAGTGTAGATCTCAAAATGTATGAAATATCGGAATTCAAAGATATTTCTATTAAAAGTATGGAAAGAGTATTAAAAGAGAATGCATGGGATTGTGGTTTGAATTATGACCGTAATCGCACAGGAACTAATAATTCTCGTGATTGTGATTATAGAGATTGTACATATACGTGTGATTATGGTTCAAACGAACAAGAACAAGAACCTAACATGTTAGATGAATCATCATATCAAAACTATTACAGTGAAAAAGATGTTCAGGAGATAGAAAAGGAAATCAAGAATGTATTTAGAAAGACCTTTAGTATTCAACTATCAGAAATATTAGTAATGTTACCACAATATTCTATCTTTCTTATTTTGAAAACACTATATAATATGATTGTAGAAAAGGTTTCCATTGTAAATAAGTTTGGATTCCTGTCTTACTTGGAAGAATATAAAAATGTTTACTTTATCACTGATAATATTAATTCGAAAGGTAATATCACATATAAATATTATACACAAAATCCTATCATATACAACAAGGAAACATTTTCAGAAGTCATTCATAGAACATATATAGATACATTACCTAAAATTATCAGAGAAATTGACACGATTCAAACAAAAGAGGATGTGATTTTAGTTATTAATCGTTTACCAATGAATATACAAGAATATATATTGGAGACAAGTATTCTTGCCGAAGATAGGAATGTAGACAGAAATAGAAATGCACGTAGATTGATTTTAGACTATTTTAATGACTTTTATACAAAATTCAATGGAACATGGATATCCTACTTATTATATGAAGAAACAGATGTATTACGGTGTGTAAATTCAAATGGTATATGGGTTAACTGTACAGATGAAAGATACTCACGACACATTGACCAAATGTTAAAAACAGTCAGAGATAGATTGGAGAAGAATCCTGTTGGATATTATGGTCAAGTTAATTTTGGTGTAAGTGAAGATGAAAATGTTAAATTCATTCGAAAAGGTGTACTTGATACACCAAGTAGTTTTTTACAGTGTGTAATGGAGGCATATTACGAGAATATGAATGATGACGAAGAAGATGTTATACAGAATTTGAGACAATTTAGACAACGACTCATAGAACCCTCTTATATTTCTGTTGTGAAACAATCCTTGTATGATTTCAGTCAAGAGGAAATCGTCGAAATGATATCAAACGAAGATGTTTACTTTGACCCAACATATTTCACAGATTTACTAGAAACATATTTCAAGTGTAATATATTTGTATTTAGTTCAAAAAACGATAAAAAAGGTGAGTTGACTATTCCTCGTCATATTAATGGATATTACACAAATAAGAAGTATGACAAGACGATACTTGTGTATGAAAATATGGGTAGTGTATCAGATTCTTCACCTTATCCGAGATGTGAATTGATTTTGAAATGGAATAAAACAGAACAAGAACAACAGATTACATATAATTTTAACACAAATGAACAAATATCAAATGCGATTACTAAAATGTTTCACGATATAAACAGAACCTACATTCTTAATAACCAGATTAAAAGTGTATTATTTCCTATTTTCAACCCAAATGTAGAAGTTGTCGAACAATATATAGACACCTACGGTAAATCACGTATGATAAAGTTAAAAATTAATGGTAACGAGTGTACGATTCTATGTGAACCAACACAACCAATCACTGTAAATCATGTGAATGAAATGGATGTAATTCGTTTCGATAAAGAAACAATCGACACCTTTATCGATATATATAAACCAGAGAAATTAACACAATATGTAAATCGAGATAATGTAGTAATGGAAATAAAGGGTATGTTAGGTAATGTAATGATTACAATTCCAGTAAGTGACAATGTTCCACCTCTACCAAATATGCAACAAGACAACGATATGTCGGATGTCATAAGTAGAGATACTGAATCTTTATTCGTTAAATTTACAGAATATCGTAAACAAAGTAAATATCTACGTGAGTATGTAGTCTGGTTATTCTCGACCTATTTACATACCAATAATATACGTGATATCAACGATAATGTAATAGTGAATTTCATTGACGAATATATACAGATAATACCCAACTTCAAATACAAACAAATTGGTAAGTTCTTTTCTATGGATACTGATATTATGGTTAATAATAAACTTGTCTGTAATTCTGAAGAACTGGTAAAACGATTAATACAATATCTTCAATTACATATATATAATCACAGAGAAAAGGTATTGACATATCACACAAAGACCATTATTGATAAATATTATGAGAATATTCTCGACTTGAATAATCATAGTTCTCAAGTATTGATTTCATCGGAGGATACATTTAATAATTTTATCGATCAATACAACAGGAAACTAACAGTATACGAAACTGTCCAACCAGATATACATATACCGTATATGTTTAGAAATAAGTATATATCAAACAAATTAGTATTGATTCAAAATTCAACGAGTTTAGAAAAGGCAATTTATACAGGATATACATGGAAGAACTCGGGATATAATACTGGATATGAATTCGAAATTGAACAAGAAATTCCTAGGTATAGTTATACATTGTATTCATATAAGAATAACAACGAAATACAAAAGTATAAAATTAACGGAGAAGAAAATCCATTTAACATAAAAATTATCGGGTACAAGGTGGAAGATGTACCTATGTTTTCGACGATTATTGAAATATAATTATATATGACCATTGTCTCATATATAATTGTACAATCGGTGAGGCTCGAACTCACGACATCCGGCTCATAAGACCGGTGCTCTACCGACTGAGCTACGATTGCTGTTGTATTTAAATTACTTCTTTTTAAATCAGTTACTATCATATGATTTGATATTTACAAAAAACATTTTATACATAATAAAGAATGAAATTACAGGATGATAATGACACAATAAAGAAACCAGCTATCTTTACTCCTGCAAGTGTTTTACATTTTGTTGTCGGAATATGGTTGTATTCAGTATGTACATATTATAAATATACTACTGTGCAAACATATTTCATTTCTATTATGTTACATACAGTATATGAGTTACAAGATCTTGCATGTAATAATAAAGAATTATGTAAATATTTTTTCGGTATAAGTGACATTCATTCGTCTTACTGGAAAAATAACTCCTTATATAATTCGTTAGGAGATACATTTGCATTTATATTGGGTATTGTATATGGACAATTATTCTTTCCTAAAATGACATCAGAGATTGTTAAAAATACAACACTTATTGTTATATTATTTATGTTTACTGTTATGAATTTCAAACTTGGATAATATCCCTATATCGTTTTGGATTTCACATTTGTATCATCTGCATTATCAACAAAACTAATCACTGGTGATAGAACTGTATTTTTATTGAAAGTATAGGTATCGCCATTTAACATAATAAATTCAAGAGAATCATGACCAAAAAAGTCAGGGGTTAGTTGTGAATAATGCCAGTCATATCTCGGGCCAATGTAAGGCATAATCAATTCAAACAGTTCTAATTTATCCTGATTCAAAATACTTATAATTGGGTTCGGTCCTCTTTGTGGATTTACTACTTGTTTGTAGACTTTGTTATTGACTACATATGTAAGTTCGTACATTTTGGTATTCTTTATTCTTTGGACGGAACCAGTATATTTCTGTTTCATTATCGTAAGGATATATACAATCAATAACTGAATTGATTTCATAGCTATTTTCGTCTTATTTACTTGCATTTCATCAAGTGTCTTAATTAACATTCTCCATTCCTTATATTTCTGTGTTATGGTATCCATTATAACAACATGTGTGTTTGTTTTAATCATACCGTATATAAGAACTCCTACATTGATATAGTATAACAATGACATTTTTTATATATGAAATATTTTTTAAATAACAAACTATATTGTACATAATAAATAATAATGTTTGGAACGAAAATTGAATTACAGGAATTAAATGATTTTGATACAAGTATACCAACCGGTATAAATCATACTATAAAAGGACAACCCGCTGCGTTTCAACAATCAGGTATGTTTGGTCCTGAACAACAATCTCCTGTTCAACCAGAACAACCACAAATGATTCCTTTACAATTACCCATGCAATCACCGGAAAGTGAGTGTGTAAAAAATGCAAGACATTGTGAAACATGTCCAATTTGTTCAAAATTGTACAACAATAATACAACCTACCATAACTATGCAATTCTATTTCTACTGGTTGTATGTATTCTTCTCATTAAAAACTTGTATTCATATCATAACAGAGAATAGATAAACTACTTGAATTATTTAAACAATACAGATAATGTTTAAATATGAACAATAAAATAGATACAATTGTTATATCAGGAGGTTCTGTAAATGGATTTCTTCTGATGGGTTCAGTACAATATATATACGATTGTTTTGATATAAATGAGATAAAAACATTCTGTGCAACTTCTGCAGGTGCAATGATTTCATATCTGTTATGTATCGGGTATAAACCTGTCGAGATTTTAGTTAATATATGTACAAGTAAAATATTAGAGAAATTAAAGAATCTAGACTTTACATCTGCAATGGAGAATCGTGGTGCGGTATCCTTCAATGAAATAGAAAGAGAGATAGAGAATTTAACATACTCTAAAATCGGATATATACCGACCCTACTGGATATTAAGGAAAAATTTGGTAAACATTTGATTATTACAACCTTTAATTTAGATAAGAATAAATCATTGTATTTGGATTATGAGAGTCATCCTGACCTCTCGTGTTTGACAGCATTACGTATGACAGCAAGTATACCATTACTATTTGAAAAATGTATATACAAAAACGAGACATATATAGATGGTGCATCACACGATAACTTTCCTATTGAAAAAGCACTCGAATATAGTTCAAATATCGTTGGTATTGCTATACCGAGTAGAAACCCGATTAAATTGAGTGAAAATCTTGACATGAAATCCATGATGAAAATTCTTCTTATACCTGTAAATTCAAAGGTAAACAAATTGATTGAGAAATACAAAGATAAAATAATAATCGTTGACATAAACGAAGATAATGGTGTTCAATTTTATAACTTCAATATAAACAATTCAAAAATTCTAGATATGTTTTCGGCAGGATATGAACGGGCACAAACTGTGTTTACAGATGTTATTAAATCTGATAAGACTGATAATTACGATTCATCTTTGACATCTGATGAGACATGATATCTTCTCTGTGATTTTGTGTATCAGATAACCATGCACTACAAGTAACTGGTTCTTTTCGATTACATCTGTTTGTATCGTTATCTCTTATATATTCCATTGTTTTTGTTTCCATAGGGTCTGTATGGGACACAGTTAATGTATTCTTTCTAGAAAAATTAGGGTCTCTGTATGCACTATTGAATCCTTGATAATATTCTATATTACCGTTTTTTATTGTCTTGTACGATTTATGGACTGGGTCTACATAACTACTGTTTATTTTATTTGAATACATTTCGTCAATTGGAGGTAAAGGATTCTCTGGGGGGTTATCCAATACGATTTCACGTCCAACAGTGTCATATAAACGGGCATCGTTCTTACTAAATTCGTCATTATTGTATAATCCAGTATTTAATACGTTCATACCGTAATTATCCAGAGGTTCTACCTGTTCTTTAATGACGTAAGGTAGAGGAATCTTGTAACAGTTTTTTTTCATGATACTACGTTTCATTATTATTTAGTTTATAACTATAAAATCATTTTATTAAAATGAAATATATTTCAGATACTGAATTATATTATAAATATGTCAATAGAAAAAGCATATAAGACATGTAACGAAATGTTTCAACAGAGAGGTTATACAAATATAGTAAGAGAAGATGAAGAGATAAATGCAATCGATAATCTCGGAAACAAGGTGAAATGTAAATACATTGATGATAAGATAAGCACACAAAATATTAGAGATATTATCATGTTATTAGATACGGAAAACATAACACACATCGTTATCATATATAATGATGAGATAACAACTCCTGCTAAAAAAATAATACAGGATCACAAGGAAAACAAAATCGAAGTGTTTAATGTGAACGAATTACAAATTAACATCACTAAACATCGACTACAACCTAAATTTGAATTAATAAAAAAGGACGAGAGTTTTATTATAAAGAGAAAGATGGGTGTAAAATTCCCCATAATGTTCGAACATGGACCTATATCGAGATTCTTTAACTACAAGAAGGAAGATATGATACGTGTAACAACAAAGGATGGATACATAAGTTATAGGATTATCAAATAAAAAAATATTATTTATTAATTTATAACGAATTAATAAATGTCAAACTATAGAGGTCTTAAAATACCAGAACTAAAAAATCTTATTAAAGAAAAGGGAGGAATGAAATCTAGGTATAGTAAAAAAGATGATCTAATCAAGTATTTAATGGCACTTGAAAAGTCAGAGAAATGTGACAAAGAAAAAGAGTGTTCTGACAATGGTAAATGTATAGTCGAGGATAAAGGACTACCTGGACTATGTATACCAGAATCACTCAATAATGCTAAAAATCAGACAGAAAGTTATACTTTTAATGGTAGAACATTTTATGGAACAAAACAAGCAATTAAAAAGTTAACTGAAATTCTAAGACAACCATCTCCTCACAGACAACCATCTCCATCTCCTCGTAGACAACCATCTCCATCTCCTCGTAGACAACCATCTCCATCTCCATCTCCATCTCCTCTCAGACAACCATCTCCATCTCCTCGTAGACAACCATCTCCATCTCCATCTCCTCGTAGACAACCATCTCCTGATTTACAAATTCTTGATTATATTAAAAAGTTCGGAGGTGAAAACACCGAAATGATAAACAAAAATGACCTTGTATCATTTATTAATAATGCAATGAAAGGAAATCGTTGCGAACCTGAAAATGACAGATTCTGTGGTGATGGTCAATCTTGTGATATAGCATATTCACCTGGTATATGTGTACCTAAAGACGATGCAGATAAAATGTCAAAGTATCCAGGAATAAAATTTTTCGATATAAATGGAAATAACATACATGGTCCTCAGAGTTCTATAAATCGTATGAGACAAATGAGAGAACAAAATTTCCCAGATGAAGAAGAAAAATATCCAGAAGATAGTGATGATGATTTGGACGGTCAAGTCATTACAGACATTGATCCATTTGCATCTTCACCTCCAAGAAGTATCCGTACTCGAACAAGTGACATAAGTATTGCTAGAACCGTACAATCCTCTCCAAAGAGTTCTCCTAGAGGTGCTCAACAATCGAGAGTATCTCCAAGAGCATCTCCAAGAGTATCTCCAAGAGCATCTCCAAGAGTATCTTCAAGAGTATCTTCAAGAGCATCTCCAAGAGTATCTCCAAGAGTATCTCCAAGAGCATCTCCAAGAGCATCTCCAAGAGCATCTCCAAGAGCATCTCCAAGAAGTGCCCCCAGAAGTGCACAACCATCAAGACGTAATACTCCTGCAATTTCACCCAGTAATGTACAATCCATGTTGTCTCAGTTACAACAGGACAATATTAGTTCAATAGATGAATTATCCGAAACGAATAAACAAGTTCTAAAATGTCTAGGACTTTTGGGTTAAATAAAACTGAATAATATATAATTATTAATATTCATAATCAAAACAACTATGAATAATACATCGTACTTTATTAATGATAAGGCTTTATTTGGAAGTTACCCGACACAGGAAAGTGTAACTATTTTAGAAGGAATCGGTGTTAGATATTTCATTGACTTGACTATGGATAATGAAATATCTAATGAATATACTACTCAATATAAACATATCAATTATCCCATCAAGGACATGGATATTCCTACAAATTGGAAATCATATGCTTGTTTTTTACTAAAGATAATATACATTATTAAAAACTTAACAGATGATGAGAAAATATATATCCATTGTAGAGGAGGACATGGACGAGCAGGTGTTGTAGTTGCAAGTATTTTTTGTTATATGTACAGAATGGATCCTTTACAGGCAATAGAAAACACGACTATATGTCATAATAACCGTATAACGATGAGGGAAAAATGGAGAATTATGGGTTCTCCACAGACATTAAAACAAAAGAAGTTCATTCTCAAATATTTCAGACCAATATACTATAATCGTCTACAAAAAACTGATGAATTATATGCATTAACAAATGATTCATCTTATTCCGTATATATAGATAAATTGGGTCTGTTTCCAAATGCTGAAGCAGCGTTTCAATCCTATAAAAACCCTGGTAATAAGGAATATATAAGAAATCAACAAATGTCTAATTCATCTAATATGTCTATCATACTCGGAAATAATACAGATATTAATGAAGACTGGAAGATAAATTACAAGAAGTATATGATATACATTATCAAACTTAAGTTCATTCAGCATCCAGAGTTGAAAGATAGGTTATTAAATACCGGTTTACGACCACTAATAAGTAATGATTATACACAAAATATGATAGGAAATATTCTTTCAAATATAAGGGAAGTGTTACATAAACATTCAGAATCTCCGTAATTATATATCATAATGTGATATATAAATATTCATACAACTTTGTTATTTCCAAACATATTATTAATAAATACCACTATTTGTATTGGTAAAGGAGCACTATGTAAATGTGTAAGTCTTCTCTCTGTATAATCTCCAAATGCGTTTTTAAGACTTTTGATTGGATTACTTGGACACGGAAACAATTTATTGTCTAACACACAATGTGATAGATTTGTAAGTTGTTCCTCGTCATACCACTCTTCCTGAAACGTAAAACCTTTTTGGTTTTGACTCAACATTCGATATTTATTATCTTCTCCCTTCAATAAGAAGAATATATCTATGAATATATCTCTATTATGTTTGTTATATAATTTTACAAGATATGCCGAACAAGTCCAGATAATTTCTGCTTCTATGATATCATCATTCTTAAAAATGTCCAATATACGTTTTACCTTCCGTTTGAAATCAGCCATATCGTCACATTTTATTCCAATATCCATATCGTCGTCCCACGGGATGATATTCTTATGCCGTATACTACCTAAAAGTGTACCTGCACATAAAAAATAATCGACCTTGTTTTTATAAAACACATCATCTGCATACGTCAGTAAGGTTATAAGGTCGTTATGTAGTTTATAATGTTTCTTTCTCCAGTATTCTTCACAGAATATGTAGTCTTTTGTTAATAGGGATACAACAATAATCAATACAAGTATAATTAGTATACATAAACTTGTGATTATTATATACTGTTTTATCATTTCTTTATTATACCTGAATTTTTTCGTTTTCTGTTTCAAACATATCTCGTAGTTCCGTAATCCATTCGGGTTCTTCGCGAGATGCAATCTTACCTTTCCAACTGAGCATACGTGTTTTGTCAAAGAAATAATATGTTCGATATGCTTCAATAGAATCATCACCTTTGTACATATCTGGCATGGCCTGAGTTGGTTGTGTGAATTCCAAGTCGGGAAGGTCAGGGATATTTTTCTGTAGGTCATAAATGTATTCTTGACATTTATGAATTTTACCATAACGATACGTATATTCTTTACATAACTCTACACCGAGTTCACATAACCATATATAGTTTGCTTTGGATGCACGTGTCCAAATCGCACTAGGATGGTTTTTGTGTGTTAGTTTATAACAGGGAACATACTTGTTACCTTCGGTCATATGATGTGCTGAACACAATAACTGGGTCGTCTCGAGGATCATCTTTATTACATGTTTATCAACATGCATCTTGGCACAAATCGCGGGAATCAAATGTAAGAAAAAGATATTCATCTCTTTGTTAATTATATATTTGTCATAAAATACAATATATAATTCAATTTATATTGGATGTATTTACTTCTTCAGTAGAATGAACAATAACACTAAAATGAATAAAACTCCTATAACACTTCCAATAATGATGGTAGTTCGGTTCGAAGATTCATCACCTGAATTATTTGAATTATTTGAATTCTTAATAGTCTAGGGTGGATTTCCTCTTATAAATTCTCTCTGTGGTTCATATACGTCATGTGAATTTTTCGTTGGTTCGGTTCAGAAGACAATATACCATAATTACCATTGTCTTTGTTAAATGTGATATTACTTTGATATGTAATTTGAGACATTTGTTATAATACAAATATATTATATTGAATTTTGTTGTAAAAGTTGTTTGATTACATTGTTTTTGTTACGTTTTTGTCTAATTATTTGATATAACTCAACATCACCCGACATAACAGCACCTGATGGACTCAAATTTTCCGGATGAGTTAATTTCATAAAATAGACATCAACTTTTCGTTCGTTAGGGGGTAAATGTGCATGTGATTTGTAACGAATAGCTCTACCTACCACTTGTTGAAGACCTGCATCGTTCCATGGTGGTTCCATAACAATAATAGACCGCACTCCTTTTAGATCAAGACCTTCACCTCCAGCCTTTGTTATAATTAGTGTATCAAACTTGTCATCATTAAATTCTTCTACTATTTTTTCTCTATCTCTTTTGTGTACATTTCCGGAGAATATGCGATAGGATATATTTTCATCTTCTAGTACAGATGTAATCGGATCTACTCCATATTGTAACCAATTTGTATAGATAACACACTTACCTCGTTTTATAATTGGTACAGATACTTCTATTTTTCGTGAAAAATATTCCCCACCTGCGACGTTAACAGCTCTTCTATACCCGTTCAAAAATCGTCGTGGATTTCTAAACATCATTCCAAATATATCTTCACCTTCTATAAGTCTTTTATACCGTCTATAGTAATCCATAGTCATTGGTACATCCATATTATGTTCAATGCGTCTAGGAAAATCTGGACCATCGGTACATGCAACATAATGGATTTTACCACGTAATAATGTTCGTAACTTGTTCATATTATCGTTAGTGAGATTATTATTAGGAATTGATTGTTCAACTTCACCATCTTCAAGTTGTCTTTTTGTCCCTACAATCATACGACCATATAACATATTAATCAAAGGCATAAAATCTTGAATATAATTGACAAATGGTGTTGCTGTCAATAATAGACATTTGTGTGATTCAAACGCAATTCTCATGATTTCCTTTGCCCTTCTACCTTTTATGTTTCTCGTATTATGTACTTCATCAACAATTAACATTTTGTTATTTAATCGTAAGGGTCTGTTGTTTCTTGTTTTATTTAGAACTGCATCATAAGAATATAATTCGTATTTTTCTGGATTTCTAACACCATAATTTTTCATTTCCTTTTTGAAATTTGCAATAAGTGATGCTGGTCCTACAAAGACGACACTTCTTCGTGGATAACTATCTAAATAACATTGAGATACTGTTATCGCAGTAAGTGTTTTACCACATCCTGTTCCATGAATTACTAATAAACTACGATGATTGTCCATATGTCTAACAACTTTTTTTTGAATTTCTTTTAATCTCATTTTCGACCTATCAACACAGTTTCCTCTTCTAACAGGTGAATTACTGGGTGTTAATATAACATTTTGTCGTGGTCTATTACGACAACGATTTGTAACGGGATGTCTATATTGATGTGGTTTGCAAGGTTTTAATGGACGACTTCTTCTTCTTGCACGGTTACGGTTACGTTCAGGTGTTGCTCGTCTAGTTGCATTTAAACGTTCACCTTCTTCTCTAGAGATACGAGTACCATTATTATAATAATATCTTCTACCATCTCTTCCTATAACATAGTATGCAGACATTTATTATATATAAATAAATTTGAAAAAAACAATACAAAAATCGTTATATTCACAACTATGACTGAAATATCAGAGGAGGAAATATGGAAAACAATAAAGAACTACTTTGAAACAAAAGGTTTGATACAACATCAAATCTCGTCCTTCAATCATTTTATTAATATTGATATAGTAGACATTATTAAAGATATTTCTAAATACTCATTCGAAGATGATAGAAAAGAGTTTGAAAAATATGAATTTAAATTTGATAATGTTTATATTCCTCACCCAACGACTATTGAAGAAACAAGAGAGTTGGTGAATGTAATACCACAGGACTGTAGAATCAGAAACTTAAACTACGACACACCTGTCTATGTAGACATTATTCAAAAAGTACATATGAAGAATAAACCACCACAAACTACAAGATACAACAGATGTATCATTTGTAGAATACCCATAATGTTAAGATCGAATAAATGTATTTTAACAGACAAGACAAAACCTGAACGTATAAAGATGGGAGAATGTGAGTTTGATAATGGTGGTTATTTTATTATGAAAGGTAATGAAAGAGTTATTGTTTCACAACTAAGAGGTGTATATAACAAACCATTCACGTATGAACAGAAACAAGGTGAAAAGTATCGTTATGTTACAGAAATGAGAAGTATGTCGGAATTTACAGGACATTCTATTTTAATAAAATTACTATATAATCATGAAAATGACGCTGTATACGTACAAGTACCCTTTTTTCTGGAACCAGTACCGATCGGTATTATCATAAAAGCACTTTGTTTCACAGACAAGGATATAATGAATAGTATTCCGTGTGAATGTAAAAAAACAAAACGTATTCTTCGTAAAATTATAAATATGACAATTTTAATTAATGATATAGATGGTAAAGAGTTTTTTGAAAACAAGGGAGAGGGTGATTGGGATACTCTTTCAGAGGAAGAGAGGGAGGAATGGAGAATAAAATCAGTGAGAGAAAATGCAATCAATTATTTATCTGGTATATGTTCAACACAAATGAGTAATAGTGAATTGTATGAATACATTATCTATAATCTAGAGACTGATATGTTTCCACACCTCAGTATAATATCAACTAGAAAGGAGAAATTCCTAACACTTATTAATATGTTGAAAAAATTAATTATGGTAATCACTGGAAAGAGATTAGTGGATAACAAAGATGATTTTTCAAATAAACGTGTTGAAACACCCGGAATACTATTTTCAGAACTATTCAAACAATTGTTTAAAAAATTCATGTTGAATGTGACTTCGTCTATACAAAATAAGAAACATTTACCCGATATAACCAGTATAGTAGCAAGATATTCTTCCGACATTACAAAGGGTATGACGTATTGTTTAGGAACTGGTAATTGGGGTGTTCAAAAGAACAACTACATTCGTCAAGGTGTCGTCCAAATATTATCCAGATTGTCGTACGGGGCAACATTATCACATTTAAGACGTGCCGCAATCCCGATAGGTAAAGAGTCTAAAAATTCACAAATAAGACAGATTCACCCAAGTCAAATTATGTTTATTTGTCCTTCGGAAACACCAGAAGGTGGTTCTGTAGGTATCGTTCTCAATTTATCTTTGTTAACAACGGTATCAACTAGTACATCATCTATCATTATAACTGAACTAATCGAAGAACTTGAATACGTAAAAGCAATGAAGAATGTCGATATTTACGAACAAAATACAAATATCAATATAAATGGAAATATAATAGGTCAGACAGAAGAGCCAGAACGTCTTATAAAATATTTGAATAATTTATACATGGTTGATTTAATACCTAAGAGTGTATCTTTTACATATAATCAAACAGACAATGAGATATTTATTTACACAGATGCAGGACGATTATTACGTCCAGTATTTACATTAAACGAGGACGGTTTATTGAATATAACCAAAGAAGATATAGAGACTATGTCATGGGATGATTTAGTAAATACACATAAAATCAAATATATCGACAATAATGAAGCCGAAAATTCTGTGATTGCATTTCATCAAAACGAACTAACAAAATACAAAAACGATTTCTGTGAAATTGCAGCATCAACGATGTTGGGTATTATGGCATCTGTTATACCTTTCCCGGACCATTCACAGTCACCTAGAAATTGTTATCAATCCGCGATGGGTAAACAAGCAATTAGTGTTTTCTCGTTAACACACTTGATTCGAACAGATACAGTCGTACATGTTCTATCGGGTGGTCAACGACCTATTGTAGGAACACAAGCTGCAAATCTAATCGGATTTAATGATATGCCAACCGGAATCAATTGTATAGTTGCAATCGCGTGTTATACTGGATTCAATCAGGAAGATTCTATTATCATCAATAAGAGTTCCATTGATAGAGGATTATTCTGGATCACAACATATAAAACCATAACATCGGAAGAGAATAAGTCAGGTAGTATATCTGAAAAATTAGGTACTCCACCGTTATCGTGTAGACATTCATTTACAAACTATAGTTTATTGGACGAAAATGGAATTGTAAAACTACGAAATTCAGAAGATGGTAAGACTGGTAACAGTGTATATGTAAAAGAGGGTGATGTGATTATCGGTAAAGTCAGTATAGAAGTATCGAAAAATGGTGAAAAAAAGATTAGTGATAATTCAGTGTATATTAAAAAGGGTGAGGAAGGATATATCGATAGAATATACAATGAAACAAAACCAAATGGTTTCAAAATTATAAAAGTTGTTATACGGTCTTTACGTATACCAGAAATTGGTGATAAATTTGCATCAAGAGCAGCACAAAAGGGAACATGTGGTATGGTATATAGTCAGGAGGATATGCCTTTTACTATGGAAGGAATAACACCTGATATTATTATCAATCCGAATTGTATACCATCCAGAATGACTATTAACCAATTAATGGAAAGTGTGTTGGGTAAATCTTGTTTGAAAGAAGGTACATTTGGTGATTCGACACCTTTCAGTAGTTCAAGTGTGGATATTGCAGAAACACTATGTAATCGTCTTGGAATGAACGGTTATAATCGAGATGGTAGAGAAATATTATATAACGGAATGACAGGACAACCAATGGGTAAATTTTTTATAGGTCCGGTGTATTACCAGAGATTGAAACATTTGGTATCTGAAAAAATACATGCAAGGGCAACTGGACCAATCACAACACTTACTAGACAACCACTTGAAGGTAGAAGTCGAAATGGTGGTTTACGTTTCGGTGAGATGGAACGTGATTGTATGTTAAGTCATGGTACAAGTAAATTTTTACAGGAACGTTTGTTTGAACATTCAGATAAATTCCAGGTTCCTATCTGTAGACTTTGTGGTAATTTTGGTACAAAAGATGATTTTTGTAAAGCTTGTAATACGAATCAAGTATCGATTACAAAGATTCCATATGTATCAAAATTATTACTACAGGAATTAAATTGTATGATGGTAAAGACCAAAATAACACCAACATGATATAATTGTAAATTGAATTTATATGAATATCCATATAAATCATCAAGAGAATGAGTATAACTCGTATTTACACAGATGGTTCCTGTATTGATAATCGTTATGGTGGTTGGGGTGTTGTTATAGTGAATAAAGATGATATATGGTGTATCTCTGATAACTGTGATAATACGACAAACAATCGAATGGAATTGACGGCTGTAATCGAGGCACTTACATTTATAAATGACAGTAGTGTATATGAAATATATACAGATAGTCAATTAACACTAAATTGTGCAACTGGTAAATGGAAACGAAAAGCAAACCTTGATTTATGGAAACAATTTGATGATGAATATAAACATAAACGAGTTGAATGGAAATGGGTAAAGGCACACAATGGTGACGAATATAATGAAATGGTTGATAAACTAGCATACAAGGAAGCCCTGTCATTGAAAACGATAGAATAAAATTGAAACTTTTAATACTTATCCAAAAGAAGTATTAAAATGATGAACGAATACTTTGTGGGAATATGTCTTATTATTTCAAATATACAGAATTTTTTATATGGTTTGATATCTCCATTGACTTATCTGTTAATAATGTGTACGAACTTTAATCATTACATTATAGAACGAAAAGAAAATATCATAACATTTAAGAAGAATCTAAAACCTTGTATATGTTTCAAGTATGATGATGAAGAGAATCCACTTGGTATTGTTATAACATATGATGTGAATACGTACTTTATCAAGTATATTTCATTTATACATTCCCATACGTATGAAGATTCCATTGATTTGTATACAACCTCTTATCATTTTCATAAACTATTTGATAAAGTTACAAATAGAGTAAATGATGTACTTGAATATAAACAGAGAGAGAACCAGAAGAATAATAACAATACGAAAGAAATGGATTTATATACGAGAACTGGTGAATACAAGTTTCTGAGGTACATTCAAAATCGAATTATACTAGACAATGTAGAATTTACAGAACAACAATCGAGATTATATAATGACATTATAAATTTGTACAACCAACAATCAAATGTGGTTGTGTTTTTATGGGGTGGTATATCAGTTGGTAAGACTTACTTTTCACATATACTTACATATAAGATGAATGCAAGTATGTGTTTCACGTTTTGTCCTACTGATCCAGGTGATTCCTTTGAATATGTTTATCGTAAAGCAAGTCCAACGAAATCAAACCCGTTAGTTATATTATTAGACGAAGTTGATATTATGATTAGTAAAATTCATAATAAAGAGATTGAACAACATAAAAAGTACCCTACATCTGTATATGATAAAAATACCTGGAATTTGTTTCTAGATCAGTTTGATTTTAATATATGGAGAAATGTCATTCTTATTATGTGTTCTAACAAAAGTCCAACAGATATTATGAAATTAGATTCTTCTTATCTACGAAAAGGAAGAGTACATATAACCAATGAATTCAAGAACTCGGTAGATAAGTATAAAGTCGGTTAACGCATGAGGTTTACAAAATCTGAACCTTTAAGTTTTTCCGGTATAAAATTTTTTATACTCGATTTGATTAACGTAGGTATTTTATCTTTGATTCTTTCAATTTCGGTATCAACTTCTTCTTTTACAGTTTCTCTCGCAACTTTTTCTATTCTTTCATATAGCTCGTCTTTTATACTCTTAGTCATGATTATTACATATATAAATATACCAAATAATACTGCAAGTATCAAAAATCCTACTGTATTATCCATTTATATTTTAGAGATTATAAAAAAATGATTTTTATAATCTATAATCTAAATAATTATAACTTTACAAAAAGATGAACTCTAATACTGACCAAATGGTTGTTGATAACATCGTCTCTTCTCCAAGAGATATTTTTGAACCTTATCTTGAAGATAAGAAGCTCCGTATTACTGACGTGGACCCCGAGAACGGACTGGAACTCATATGTTACGAGGATTGTAATGACGACTCCGATGAAGTGATAAAGAGCTGCAGAGGTATTGTATTTAACGGTAATGATATATTGATGAAAGTATTTCCCTACACAACTGAGATACGTGTTGATGACAGTCAAATTCTAAATAAACTCAATGATATAAAAAACATCACACATATTACGGATTCCTTTGAAGGTGCTCTCATTCGTGTATTTCACTATGAAGGTAAATGGTATACGACTACACACAGAAAGTTTGATGCGTTTAGAAGTAAGTGGGGATGTCAGAAGTCGTTTGGACAGATTTTTGTAGAGAGTCTACACAACGAGATGGCCCATAACGAACCTTTCAAGAAGAGTATCGAGGATGCTATAGGTGAAGATGTGTTGTCTCGGTTTTATCATACTCTGAATGAATCTAAACAGTATATGTTTTTGGTACGTAATGTTCACGAGAATAGAATTGTCTGTGATGAATTTTCGTATGATAAAGTGTTTCATGTAGGTACCTTTACAAATGGTGTTTTTGACGATGAAACCACACTTCTTGTGCCTAAACCTAAACGACATACATTTACAAGCAATGAACAACTTGTAAATTATGTCAAGAATGTTGATATTCGTTATCAACAAGGTATCATTATATACACCTCAGACAACAAACAATATAAAATTGTTAATGCAGAGTATAGTAATTTCTTTAACGTTCGTGGTAATGAACCCAGTATTAAGTTTAGATACCTACAGTTACGTGGTGACCCGATACGTGTATCAATGTTACAGAGAATGTATCCGGAATACTGTCCCGACTTTGAGTATTATGAACGTATTCTTTATGAACGTGCTTGTTTCATCTATGAAAAATATGTAGATAGATTTATTAACAAACAGATTGCAGTCACACCTCCCGAGGAGTATCAAATTGTTAAGGCATGTCATGGTTGGCATATTAGTAATAGAAGAACAAACAAGGTAAATTTAGATGTAGTTATTCATTTCATGAACCAACAACCCCCTACATTATTAAACAAGATAATCAGGAACACAAAGGAGAACAAACCAAAGATTGACTAGAACGAATCTGTAATCAGGTAAGTATACAGTATTGAGTTATATATCCGTAATAGGATATATAATAAATAATTATTATCAGGACGGTGTTAAGTTTGGTATAACTACTCAACCAGCTCCCCCAGTCCTCTTAACACATCGACTGTAGTCATCCACTCTGTTACACTTGTAACATTGGTGATGATTACACTTGTAAAGCAACAATGACCTGGGTACGCTACTAAGAGTAACAAATGATACAAAATTCATCTGTTTACATAATAGTAATACCCTGTGATAGTTACAGTATATATCATGAAGGTAGAGACAAATAACTTTGACCAACAGAAATATTCAACAGATACTTGTTTTTCTTTGTCAAAATATCTTGAATAAAGCAAGGATGGTCTAAAGTATAATAAGACAACCATAATAAAGAACAACAATAATCCGTGTTTATGATATGTTTTAAGTTTAAATGTAGGTAAACATACACCTTTATTATCTATATCAGATTTTAGATATTCTACTCTTTCCTCGAGTTTCTTTATATAATCATCGTCTGACATTTATATTATGATAAAATAAAAGTAAGTTTTAAACCCAAAAAATGTATTATTGACAAAATAATAATGGGAATCAAGTCAAACTGGAATACATTTTTAAAATCTATCTGTAAAGATGTGTTCGAAGAGAAACATATTTCAGAATATGCATATAAGAAGACTGCAATTGATATATCATTGTATCTTCATAAATTTAAAGCAATATGTGGTGATAGATGGTTAGACGCATTTGTAAATCTAATCACAAAGTTAAGAGAGAATGATGTCCATTGTATATTTATATTTGATGGTAAAGCTCCTCCAGAAAAGGAAGCTGAACAACAAAAAAGACGGGAAGAACGAGAAAAGATGCGTGTCAAACTTGTAGAACTAGAAACTGCATTTGACATCTTTAAGAAATCAGGAGAGATTGAAGACTGTATTCAAACAATGTTCGATAGACGTCGTAACAAATCAGATACTGATAAAATCGACGAGTTATGGATAGAACAGAAAATCGAATCAAAAAAGAGTCAACTCTATACGATTTCTGACGAGGATATATTGAAGGCGAAAGAATTGTTTGACATTCTTAAGATACCTTATATTACCGCAAAAGGAGAAGCAGAGAAGTTGTGTTCAAAGTTATGTATTGATGGAACTGTGAATGCAGTATTATCTGAGGATACAGATGTAATGACTTATAATACACCTGTATTTATTACAAAGTTTGATTCAGTTTCTGGTAAATGTGTAGTTATTCGAAATGAGAAGTTGTTGGAAGGTTTAGAGTTAACCAAACCTCAACTGGTTGACTTGTGTATTATGTGTGGAACGGATTATAACACAAATATACCAAAAGTTGGTAGTAAAACTTCTTACAAATACATTAAAAAATACGGAAATATTGACGAAATTAAGAAGAATACGAAACTTGATACAAGTATATTGAAATATGAACGGTCAAGAGAGTTGTTTACAACCTTTGATGATTGTACTTATGATATAAAAGATATAAAATTTTGTGGTCAACCTTCCAGAGATAAGATAGAAACATTTTTCAATGAAAACGATGTAAACGTGTCTATCGACAAAGTATTTAAATGTTTCTCACCGGAAGAGGAATTAGAATTTGTCATTGAGTCTGAAAGTGATTCTGAAACTGAAACAGAAAGTGTTATCGTGTAATATTTATAATTTAAAAACTTTAGTTGATATAATAAACGATGTTTTCACTGTTTTATACCACTAATGATGTTGAAAATGATGCCGCAATAAAAATACAAAAAGTAACGAGAGGTTATCTCACTAGAAAAAAGTCCAAAACCAAAGAAGAATGTATTGAAAACGATTCAAAAGAATATGAAACCATTGATAATGTAACCAATGAGAATACTAATGAAGATTCAGAGAGTGAGAGTGAGAGTGAATCAGAAAGTGAGAGTGAGAGTGAGAGTGAGAGTGAGAGTGATATATCAATAGACGAAGATAATACATTTTATATATTACATGTTGACGATAAACCTATCTCTTATATCTTAAGTGATAGAAAGGATGCATACAAGACAATGTGGAAGTATGCAAGACGGATAAAGTTTAACCATTCAATCGAAAAACGGTGTTTTATACGTGAAAGAAGACATAATGAACTAGAGATTGTAGGTTCATATCGTCTGTTTGCAGTTACAATTGACCATACGATATCTAAGTTGAAATTATATAAAGTATATGTTAAAATCTAATTTATTATCATATCTCATATAATAAATGAAACATAATATTATTTTGGATTTGGATAATACACTTATCTATTCCGAACCTTATAACCAGTTTAAGAAGAATTTCACCAAATTAAGTTCTAAGATTATGGATTTTGATTTTCGTAATATGGACAAGGATTATATTGTATTTGAACGACCCGGTTTACAAGATTTTCTAGATTTTCTGTTTGAACATTGTAATGTAACTGTTTGGTCTGCAGGTAGTAAACCTTATGTATTAAATATTATTCACAAGAATATATTAACTAATAACAAAAGACAACTTGACTGGATATTTTTTTCTGAACATTGTGATATGTCGTTTAATAAATCAAACAAACATAAAGACTTGAATTTGTTATATGAGAATCCATTACTTAAAAATTATACAGACAAGAATACATTTATAATCGATGATCATCCAAAAGTTCTGGAAGCAAATGGGGAAAATTGTATACATATTGAACCATTTAATATAAACAATACGGATAGTGAAAAGGACACTGTTTTATTTGATATGATTGACACATTGAAGGAGAAACTTAATATATCATAATATCGATACAGAGATATTATGATAATTTAGAAAAAAATCAATATTACTAATAGGAAAATTATAATCACAATTGCAGAATATGTATAGTACATATAAGGTTCTTGTGTAAAGTAATCAATAAATTCTAAAGGTTTATCTGTTGGTTTCGGTTTATCTTTTGGTTTCGGTTTATCTTTTGGTTTCGGTTTATCTGTTGGTTTATCATCGATTATTGTTTGTTTACCTGGTTTATCTGGTTTATCAGGTTTATCATTGATTATTGTTTGTTCTCCTTTACAATTTATAGTTATATCACTAATGTTTATATCATTTCCTGCAGATAAATCAAACTTTTGACCACAACATACAATATTACTATTAATTGTTGGTAATTCAAGTGTGGGGATGTCGGGTTGTTTGATATCATTATTTTCATCTTTAATAACTGATGGATATATTTGATTTTCTATGTATGTTTTGAAAGGTTCCATCTTATTAACTAATTCAATTGATTTTTCGATAGCTAATTGTTTGATTTTATCAGTTGTTAATGCACATAAAGCAACTTTACCAGTACCTCTACATTCAGGACCTCCAGATGTATAATCTGTATTTGTTACTATTTGTTCCAGTGGGTAATTTTGACCAAGTGGATTACACTGTTTTCCACCACCTTGACCTTTCATGTAACATCCTTTTCCTCTGTTGTAGAAATCCCCCAGTGTTGATTTGAAACTGTCTGTTTGGAAACTGGTATGTGTGGACCAAGTATCACGTATATAAGAAGCCTCTGAAGATGGAATACCAAATGGACCTGATGAAAGATCCCCTCCCGCGAGCCAACCTTTCCTTCCGTCACGTGCATTATTATTTGTCCACAATTGAATTAATTCCGGCCATCCATTACCGTTTAATTCTGTTGAAACTTCCCATCCATCTTCGAATTTACAACTGTTTTCCTTGTAAGGCCAATTCGCCGCAGCACCAATTCCCCAACTTAAACAATTTGGTTTTGTGTCTTCTGTACTTGACATAGGATCGATACGACGTTGATATTTTAACATTTCTTTCCATTCATCTACTGTTTTATTTATTTTTTCCACATACTTATTGTATAGTTCTTGTCTTTCGGTATAATTTGTGGACTGAAATGAATAAAACTCCGTTTGTAGTTTAAACATGTCAATTGCATCCTTACAAGAATCAATATCATCATTACTAACCGAGTTTTTGACTTCTAAAATGTTATTAAATATTTTACTCAAAGTGTTCATTTGTTCTGTGTTTAATACATATGGATCTAAATCGGTTAGTAATTGTTGGAATAACATTATATTTGTCCTTGTATTCATTGTGGATAATTCTATATCATTAATTTTCTGTATATCTTTCTTATCCAATACATCAGGGATTAACGTATGTTCTTTATCTACTACATACTCTATAGGAGTGATGTCAATACGTTTCGACTCGTCAATTGTTGACATATCTATTTTAAACGTACCAAATCCATTTATGTAATCATTATGGTTTAAATCTTCACGACTTTTTCCTACACCCATATCTACATCAAATAATATCTGTGTTACATACTTTATAATTGTACTCGTCAGACTATTATCGTCAATTAACGAATCTATATTTAGTGTTTGATGTAAAACACTACCACCTGATAAGGTTAATAATAACATTTGTATACCACTAACATTTTGTATTTTTTCCTTCATCTGTTCGTATCCTGTTGCATCCTTGAACGTTTTAAGGTTTATACCTAATATTTGTACCATGTACAATTCGATATAATCACTAGTAAGTAAAAATTTAAGTCCTTTCTGTTCATCTTTGGTTGTCAGAAAATATTGTCTTAAAAGTGAAAATTCAGTATCTTTTAGTATTTGTATTATTTTTTGAAATAATTCCGGGATACTTCTCATAGCGGTTAAAAATGTTTGGTTTAATATAAAATGTGTGATACGAACTCGATCTTCACTTGGTTCGAGTATACTTAATTCTGGTATACTTTTGTCGAAGTCATCATCTAGAATTTTATGTGAAAAGAAGATTAATAAAAACTCTACTATATATACAAACTGTTTTATAATTGAATTATCAATATTAATGTTGTTAAATTTTTTGTGTAACTTTAGTAACGAACCTGTTAATTCATTTGTATCCTCATAGTTAAGTTCTATGACTCTTTCTTTGAAATCGTTATTATAACCTTCACGTAATACTTTCGTTTGTTTTTTAATTGGTAGAATACAATCTACATTATCTAATTCAGATAATGTGTAATACATTTTATTTTCCTACAATAAAATTAAAAATGATTATAAAAACATATTTAGTGTTTTAAATAAATAGAGAATGACGAAACCTATTGAAGAAATATTACGTTCTCGATATGAGGATGAACAAAATGTGTCTACACATGTATCCATGATAAACCCAAAAGGTAAATTTACATTGAGTAGACGTGATTACAGTATGTTTTGGGATTCTTATTGTAACTCAATTATAAACGGTAAAGTACTCGGTATTGCTGAACAGATGTCTATTTACATGCCTATCCTGTCAGATATCGATATAAAAATAGAAAACAATGAGTCACTCGATGACAAGGAACATTTATATAACAAAAATCATGTCACACAGTTGGTGAAGATTTATCAAGATGTCCTAAGAAAAATAATCGTAAATATAAACGAAGAACACTTACTATGTGTTATATTGGAAAAACCAATATACTATATTGAAACAAATGATAAAGTGTATGCCAAAAATGGTTTTCATTTACATTTTCCATACATGTTTATACGGAAAACAGAAATGTCCCAATACTTGGTACCTCGTGTAAAAAAGATTGTAAATGAGATACAGTTATTTAACGACATTGGGTTTGAAGATTCCGGTAAACTGATTGATGATGCAATTACAAATGTTCCTTGGTTATTATACGGTAGTCGAAAAAATCCAGATATGGACCCTTATACTGTTTCTTATATTATTGATTCCAACGGAGAAGAACGGAGTGTAAAGGATGGTTTATTCGATTTCAAACTGACAGATTTTGGAGGAAAACCAATTGAAATAAATAGGAATAATGTGGTAAAAAAACTACCAATGATACTAAGTGTTATTCATATAGGTCGAACGGTGTATAAGTTAAAGGAGAGTATAACAGCTGTCGAACAACGAACAAGAGTTAGACAACGAACATCCAATACAACCGAACACAATAAGATATCTGTCGAAGAAGCACTTAGAGAAAGTAAAAAACTTTTACCATTATTGTCAGATGAACGTGCAGATAATCATTATGACTGGATGACTATTGGTTGGGTATTGTATAACATAGGTGAAGGGTCGTCAGATGCACTAGAATTATGGTTAGAATTTTCACAACGTTGTCCGTCCAAGTACGATGAGAATAATTGTGTGTATGAATGGGAACGTATGAGAAAAGGAAACTATACAATTGGTACACTAAAAGATTTTGCAAATAAGGATAATCCTGAAATGTATAACAAGTACAAGAATGAAAAAGCAAAGGAAAAAGTGAGAGAATCATTGGAAGGTTCACACAATGATGTTGCAAAAGTATTACTTGCAATGTATGGAGATGTATTTACCTGTGCTTCAATGGTAAATAAAACATGGTATCAGTTTAAAGATCATATATGGGAAGAAATGGAAGAGGGTATCGAGTTAAGAAAGAAGATATCTACGGAAATTGTCGGATTGTTTGAAGACCAATTAAATGAAATATGGGGAAAGATAAATGCATCACAGGATGAAGCAGAAAGGTCTTACTTACAATCTCGTCTCAAGAATACACAGAAAATGATTGGAAATCTGAAATCATCACCTTATAAAAACAATATAATGAAGGAATGTATGGAGTTATTTTATAATCCTAGATTCAAACATAACCTCGACCAAAATCCGAAATTAATTGCATTCAAGAATGGTGTATATGATTTACAAATAAATGAATTTAGAGATGGTCGTGTTGAGGATTTCATAAGTAAAACATTACCTATTGAGTATAAAGAGTATAATATCATTGATAACGAAGTTCAAGATGTATTGGATTTCCTAGAAAAGGTATTTCCAGATAAGAGTATCCGTACATACTTTTTGAATATTTATTCTGATATATTTGTGGGTGGAAACAATCAAAAGAAAATTTTTATGTGGACTGGTGAAGGTGACAATGCAAAATCAATAACACAAAAATTCTTTGAAATGATGTTGGGACAACTGTCTATAAAATTTAATACACAATATTTTACTGGAAAGAAAGTCTCATCGGGAGCTGCAAATCCGGAATTAGTTAGAGCTGCTCCACCTGTTCGTCATGCAACAATGGAAGAACCGGATGCGGATGAACAATTGAATATCGGTGAATTGAAAAAATTGACGGGTGGTGATAGTTATTGGGCTCGTGACTTATTTGAAAAGGGTAAAGCGACACGTGAAGTATTTCCAATGTTTATGTTAACATTTATATGTAATAAGTTACCAAAATTGAAATATTCTGATAAAGCAACTTGGAATCGTATTCGTGTGATTCCGTTTGAATCTACGTTTGTGGATGATGGTGATTGTCCAGAAACACATGAAGAACAAATGGAACAGAAACGTTTTCCAATGGATAAAGAGTTTAGTCATAAAATACCGAATATGGTTTCTGCTTTTGCTTGGTACCTGTTATCGTGGAGACAGACAAACAAGAACTTCAAATATGAACCAGAAAAGGTGAAAGAAGCAACTGCTATCTACAGAAAACACAATGATATCTACAGACAATTTGTAGAAGAAAAACTAGTAAAATCAAGAGACTCGTTTATTACACTTTCTGAGATTTACATTTACTTTAAAGAATGGTTTAAAGAGGGTTGTCCAAATATGACTATACCTATTAAGAATGAAGTGAAAGAATACTTTGAAAGGTTGTGGGGTACTGCATTGAAAGGTAATAAATGGAAAGGATATCGAGCACGGACGATTCAGGATGATATCGAAAGTGGTAACGTGGTATTAGAATAAATGTTTATAAATTTTATTATAAATTATAATAAAATGTATAGAGAATTATTTACAGATTATGATTTAATCGAATTTCTAGTAATTGTAACCGTACTACCATTTCTTGTTCTCTTCTTTAATAGTTTCAACATACAGAACAAATACTTACGAGATATGGTTATTATCGGATTACCAGTTGCAGTATCAACAAGTTTATCAAAGATAATCGTCAATTTATATCGAAATTCTGAAGAATTGGAAGAAAAACTTAAACAAAATCCTAAATAAATATAAATAATGAAAGTTAGTCAAGATTATGAAATTTTTGACGATATAGATAGGAATGATAAACTAGAAAAAATTCGTGTATTTGTACCATTAGGACCAAAAGAAGACGGTATAGTAACACACATTAAAAAAATAAACGATAAAGAAGTTTATACTGGATTTTTATGGGAATTATTCTATGAGATTATAAGACAAAAAGAATTTAGAGACAAATATCGTTTTGAATTTGTTTTCTCTAAGTATGGTATATATAATTATGATAAACATGTTGATGAAGTAAGTAAGGGAAAATATGATATTTCATTATCACATCTTATACAGACTCTACAAAGAGAAGAAAAGGTAAATTTCACGGTTCCATTACTTATAGATTCTATAACAGTGTTTCACAAGAATAGGGTTAACAAATTTAATATCATTAAAGATGTACTGAAAAGTATATCTATATTTATACTTATTTTAGTTATTTTAGGTATTGTAACAGGATATATACTGTATATATTCGATAGTGGACGTAAAAAACATGTTAATTCCAAACTGTCTGATACACAGTTTTTAAATAGAACAATTATGACCGGTATATCTAGTTTTTTTGGAGAAATGGGGTATTTGTCTGAGAATGTCAGTAATACGAAACGTGGGATTGTAATCGTGACAATTATTATGTTAATAGCAACCATTTATACGTTGTTTTTACAGGCCGAAATAACATCAAAAACAATTGAAAAACGTCAAATGAACAAACTAAGTAAAGGTCATCTCAAAGACAAACCTATTTTAGGACATAAAGGGTATGCGATGGCTGAAAAACTAGAGGAACAGGGTGCGAATATCATATACATCGATGATATAACAAATATGGAGTTATTTAAAAGATACTTGAAAAATAGTGATAAATATAACGGTGTTGTATTGTCGTATTGTGATGGTGAAAACCATATTATTGGAAAGTCAGATTTAACCAATACAAGTGATTTTGGTTTGGAACCGATTTCTTTCATTGTAAATAATGACAAGATAGAATTATTAGAATTATTAAACAATGCTATTTTAAAGTTAAGGTCCAATGGTGAATTACACAATTTATGTTTACAAAAATATGGTTCGTTTGATGATACAACTATATGTTCTCTCAGGTGATTTTTTATTTTCGTTATATATAATAAATGATTCTAATTCATAAGGAAGACTTTATTGGGTTTATATGTATACTTTTATTAACACCTGTCTTTATGGTATGGTTTAGTGAGTATAAATCAAAAAATCCATATGTACATAAACTACTTGTTTTGGGATTACCAATATCACTTGCATTTCTCGTTCGTAGAATGATCATTAATGCATTGTGTTGAATATATCTAAAAAATAAATTATATTGAATAAAATGAGTTTATTCGATAATCCAATGGTAAAGAATGCAGAGAAATCGATGTCTGGTGAACAGAAAGAACATTACAAGAAAGTAGGTGAAGACATGTATAATCATGTTGATTTTGAGAAAAGTGAGATACTCAGTAATATCGACAATTCAATGAAAGAATCCGGTACATACATCTATCTCCAGATTCGTAGTGGTTTACATCCTTCCTATTTGGAAGAAAATGAGAAGGATATAATGTCCGATGTGTATGGCAAGGAATGGTATAAAGATTTTGGATACAATGAGAAAGATTTAACGGAAGTTGATACTTACACTCCAAACTTGGTTAAAGAATAATTATAATATATATAATTATGTACAAACTATCACAACGAGTCAATAATAAGATTATACCAAGACGTGACAAATTCGTATTTGGTTATCAAATATTCTCAGGACGTAAGACAGCATGTATGTATTTATACAATAAACATAAGACTGGATTGATATTCGACAATACACCACCACATACTGTACCTGTTTTTGAATACAATATTGAAACAATGTTACAAGATATGAATAAAATATTTCCTAATGAACCTATTTATATAGCAGGTGTACAGGATGAGGAACAGTTTGCATTATTTAGAAGGTTTGGGTTTACAATGGTAAAGATAAATAAACCAAACGTCAACGTGAGGAGAACGATTAAATGGGATTTTCTCAGACAAGATATGTTAGACTTTGTTCATGATGATATATGGGACATTGTAATTGACAATGATGGTTCCTTAAAAGATTTTTATCAAAAACTCGAAAAAATAAATAATTTATAGATAATATAAATGAGCGAATACTCAAAACTTGGTCAAATTACATGTAGTCAAAACGACTTCAAGTTTAACGATAAAAAGAACGGTGTTGTCGAGAATCAACCTACCATTGTAGAGGGGTACAAGTACAAACAACCACAAAGTGGTAGTAGGTGTGAATTTCACCAAGATTGTAAAGGATTTAGACCAGATACTGGTATCGAATGTGTTAAGGGTAAGTGTATAAAACAAAATTTTACGGGATGTATATGATACACTTAAATATTCACTGATAGTAAACATACAAGATTTTGTAAATACAATAAAATAAAAATTTATACATAATAAATGAGTTACGAAAGTGATTACGTACAAATGGATAAGTTATGTGAAAACAATAATTTCAGTTACAAAAATACTAACAGAACAATACCAACTTTCACGAGAACTGGTTTATTGGAACCTAGAATATACAGAACAAGTAAGACCTCATCAGTAAATACAAGAGAAAATTATAAATATAATATTGATTGGGTATGTGAATATTGTAAAGAACAAGATAATGGTAAGTGTAATGAAGATTGTAAAAAATGTGACTGTTATGATAAAGTAAACTCATGTATGGAGAAGAAGAATAAAACTTATACAAGGAGTATAAACGGTAATCTAAACAGATTTGAAGATATAGAAGAATGTTGGGCAGGAAGTCGAACATAGAAATTAAATTGATGTTATAATACATTTAGTAGATGTATTATAACAATGTTCGTTAAACGAAAGTTATATGCCGATGAGATTAATGATATTCTTGATTTTATCAAACCAAACAAACATATTCCTCTAAGTACCGCAAAGTCCATTGTCACTATAACAAAGAACAGTTTATATGAATTATTATCGACTCAAATGGTATATCCTGAAATAATTCCGGAACTGAAAAAACAATTACATAAATATTATGTCTCAAGTCTTATTCAACCAGGAGAAAGTGTGGGAGTATTATGTGCACAAAGTATAGGTGAAAAACAAACACAAACAACACTCAATACGTTCCATAAAGCCGGACAATCAGAGAAAACAATGACGATGGGTGTGCCTCGTTTTCAGGAACTCATTAATGCGACTCGAAATCAAACGATGACCAATCACAAGATATATCTAAAAAACGGAAATTGTTCAATTAAAAAAGCAAGGAAAATCGTAGGAACAAGTATACTCGGAATTAAATTTGTTGATATCATTGACGATATTGATATAAATCTAGATAAAAAGAATGAACCTTGGTATGACACATTTAAAACATTATATAATTTCGATTTTGAAGAACTCACCGTTTCTTTACGGTTTAAAATCAATCTAACTAAAATCTTTCAAGTGAAATTAGATTTTGAAATGATTTGTGAAAAAATAGAGGAAACCTACGAAGACTTGAAATGTGTATTCTCACCGTATGAGAAGGGAATAATTGATATATTTATAAATACGGAAGAAATTGATATTCCATCTGAACAGAATAAGATACGACCAGAAGATGTCACTTTGTATTATATCGAGGAGATAGTTATACCGAATCTCGAAAAATTACAAATATGTGGTATTGACTGTGTAGAAGATATTTTTTTCACAAAAGAAAAGGGAGAATGGGTTGTGGAAACAAATGCAAATACAACCGAAACGAATAATTTCTTTGATATTCTAAACTTACCAAACATTGATTACACACGAACTATAAGTAACAATATATGGGATATTTACGAAACTCTTGATATAGAAGCAACTAAACAATATTTAATAGAAGAATTTATGAATGTAATGGATGGTATTAATTTATGTCATACAAAAATTTTAGTGAATAGAATGACTCACGGTGGAACAATCTCATCTATTACTAGATACACATTGAAAAAAGAGGAATCCGGTCCAATGGGTAAAGCTTCATTTGAAGAAACAATGGATAACTTTTTGAATGCAGGTTCATCATGTGATAAGGAGACGACAAAGGGTGTGTCTGCATCTATTATATGTGGTAAGAAGGTAAATACTGGTACAGGTATGGTTTCTATTGGACTGGATATAGACTGTTTAGAAGAATCGAATGTGTGACTAAATTTTACGTATAAAATATTTATTATATAAATTTATATAATAAATGGCAAATGAAAAATCGTTAGGGAACAGAGTATATTCAGGTACTGCTTCATTTGGTAGGCTATGGGCTGTTATTCAAGCAGTGATTGTTACGATAGTAGGGATAATAATGGTTATAGTGGGTGCTTATATCATAAAACATCGTTCTGATATGATATCTATCAACGGTAGTGTTCTAGAAAAATCTTCGTGTGTTACTAGGATGAATAATGGTGAAACATACAGAATATGTAAAACAAAAATAGAATACGAAATAGATGGTGAAAAATACACCAAAGAAATATCAACCGGGACATCCGAGTTTGAAAAGGGAGAAGATAACATAACAATATGGTATTCCCCCGTTGAACCAGACAAACCTGAATATGATCCAGCACCTACATGGAGTGGATGGATGATTATAATAATATCTATTCTGGTTGTTCTTGGTTCTTGGTTCTGGGTATGGTTGACACGTAAATACGAGGTAGTTGCGGCAGCGAAGGGTGCATCGGGAATCTATTCTATGTTTAGGTGATATATCTATTATTCTATTACTTTTATCTAGTAATAGAATTCAAGTTTCAAGAATCTTACGTATTTCATTGATGTTCTTGTTGATAGTCATTTCAGATAAATTAACTTGGTTGGAGTATTGTTTGATAGTTATCGGTTTATTGTTTTTTAGTATCCAATAATAAATAAGTGAGATGGAGACTGACTGTGGTCTAGACCTATTTAATTTAGATGAACGATTTTTTATTCTATGATATAAATCATATACTTCTTGTTTTTGTTCTTCCGTAGATGAAAATTGTGTCATGATATCATTAATATGGTGTTCCGTGGTAGAAACAGTACTTTGGAAAGGAATATCATCATCCATGTTTATCTTTACAATCTTCATACCTCTTAGACTAGACTTTTTACTAATATTGAAAATTTGTACAAGATTCTTAGGCATTTGAAAATTATTGTTCATTTTATATGCTTGATATATACAAGCAAATATAATAGATTTTCTCGAATCACCCCTAAATATTTGTCCTTTAGTAACCTTTGTGTAAATTTCATTTGCCTTTTCAATTATATTACGACTGAAACCCATATTCTCAACATCTTTGTTTATATTCCGTTGTCGTTCTTTACGTTCTTGAACTCTTGTTGGGTCTGTTCTCCTTTTATTATCTGTCGAACCGTAATATCTCCATTCTTGGTCATGAGTAATTGTTTTAATCGTTTCTCCACACTTGACACATGAAACATTATTCTCTTTTAATGCGTCTTCATGATTACATGTAGGTTTTTCCGGTTGTTTATATTCATTGTTGTATATATCAAGTATATTATCAAATATATCAAAATTGTCCTTTTCATTCATTTTGATATCGTAATCTATTTTGGAAACTAAAATTCATTTTACTTCTTCCTTCCTTTGAGGATATTGTATATTACGTATAAAAATATAAGCAACGAAGATACACTTATTATAATCAATGTAGGGGATAATGACTTGAAGTTATAGAATGGTTCCGTATAACCAGATGGAATATTTTGATTTTCCATTTGACTTTGATTTCTCTGTTCCATATTGTATGAACCATCATATTGTCTCTCACCTTCGTCTTTTATAGACTCCTCATTAGTGATCTTTCTATTTCTGAATGAATCTAGAATGTAATTTGTCCTTGGTAGATAACCACTTTTACCTTTACCACAAGTTTCCGAACTTTCTTTGTCAACATTAAATACTTGATATGTAGGAATACTCATTATTTATTATATATTTTATAAAATAATTTACAATAATATCATATTATCAAATGTTCCTGTTACGACTTGATGTGCAATAATAAGTGTATTCTTTTCACTGAAATGTTCTTTAATAGATGAGAATACTTCATTAGTCAATTCTTCATCTAGACTAGATGTACACTCGTCTAACATCAACAACGGTGTATTAAAAATCTCTGATAATGCAAGTGTATATGCAAGAATAACTCGGGATAACTCACCACCACTTAACATATTCAATTCTATCTCCATTCCTTTGTATTCTGTTGTCACATTTATAGTTGGTTTAACTTGTTTTTTAGTTTCTTTAAACGGTTGAAGTTGTACTGATATGGGTGTATCGTTGAAAAATGATTCAAGGTATACATTCGCATGTGCATTTATACTATGAATTACATTTGTGATCGCAATACTCTCTGCCTCAATTATCTTTTCCTTTAATTGTATACTTGCAGCGTATCTTTTTCTGTATTCTAGTTCATCTCTTTCTAACTCTTCTATTTTGACCAACCATTTCTCGTAATCTTCTAGTTCTTTTTTGTTTTCTAACCATTTTTCAATATCATTCAATCTATTTTCATGATATTGTTTTTTTGTATACAATTGGTCTAGTTCTGATGTTTTATCTTCGATTTGATTACTTAAATAATCCCTTGAAATGATACGATTATATTTTTGGATATGTTTGTTTTCTACTTTAGAAATAATATCATTGTTCCTTGACAATTCATCTTTCGTTTCATCTATTTCTTCTTTCAATGTATCACATCTGTCTTGGATATTTCGTTCTTCCTGTAACAATTCATATATTTTTCCTTCTTCTAAAGTGACATCTATAACATTCTCAGTTGTATTTAATAGTTTATCAAGTTTTGTTCTCATTCTATTCAAGTCGTTTTCAAATGATACATATGATTGTGAGAATTCTTCGTTTTCTAGTTTATGTTTGTATTGTTCCTGTTGTTTGTGAAGTTTATGTTGGTCTTTTATATATTGTCGTAAGTATGATATATCCCCACGTAATGATTCGGACGTAATAGATTCGTCTAAACTCCATTCGTTTAATATTTTATCTATTTCTGTTTGAAGTTTATTGTTTCTATGATATGTCTCAATCAATTCTTCTGTTTCGTTTTTGTTTATGGTTAATTTCTCTAATTCATTAGTTAACGATTCAATATCATAGTTATCATTAGGAACATTCTCCGTTTTTATTAGTTTATCACCATCAAGTTGTAGATGACTAGAACAACAAGGACAAGTATACACCTTTTCTGTAGATATGGTGTCTATCAATCTTGTTTTTTCTTCTATTTCATCCTTAAACTTTCTTACCAAGTCAGTTTGAGTATCAATGTCTTCCGTATAATCTTCAATTTGTTCCTTTAATCTTTCCATCTGTTCGACATCTTTCACACATTGTCGTAGATTTTCAATCTGTTCTTCAACCTCCTTTTCATTATCATACTCGGACCATAATTCTTTCTCAATAGTCTCTATCTTTTTGTTAATATTTTCGTTTTCCTTTATCTTCATGTCTGAGAGTATCTTTGTATTCTCTTGTATATTATCCTTCAGTTTCTGTATCTTTCTGTTCTTTGTTATGTAATTAATCATTTCTTGGTAATATTCTGTTTTATCTTCATGTGATTCATATTTTTTATATTCTAGTTGAAGTTTATCAACCTTACACTGTAAATCACCGATGACTTCTTGTCTACTTTGAATATGTGTAAGCAACAAATCCAGTTCGTGTAGTTCCTGTTTCATATCATTTGTTTCCTTTTCAGAAATCGATATTTTCTTTTCTACTTTTTTATATAATATCCTTTCATTCTTGATAGTGACCTCTTTGTTCTTATCACTCTTATATTTGTCCAAAAAATCTAATGTAAACTTCTCTGGTTTTGTTAGTTCTGAGACGACATTTTTAGTTATTTCTAGTTTATTTGTCTTGTCTTTTAATTCGTCGTTTGCTTTCGTTATCTGTTCTTTACATTTCATTTTCAACTCTTTTAGGTTTACATCTTTGAACGCAAATGTCTCAAGAAACCCCAATTTTTCGATAGGAGACATCATTATAAAAGAATTACGAGCATTTTGGTCAATATATCCAGTTATGTTAAAAGTATCACCAAAGGTTTTGTTAATAATACTTTGTCCTGCATCATCTTCATACTTATCATTTACAATCAGATGATTAGGTCGTTTTTTCCTTACTATCTTAATATCACCCATTTCCAACTCAACAGAACACGAATTTGTACCAACTGTAGATATCTTTAATCCAGTTCCAAATATCGCAAAATGTATTGCCATTAAAATAGTACTCTTTCCAACTCCGGAAGGTCCTGATATCAATGTTAATCCATCCTCAAACTCAAATATTTTCTCCTTATAACATCTAAAATTTTTTAACGTTAATTTCATATCACTTTTACTTCTGTCTGAAGTTTGTAATAAGAAATCAAATATATTTATATGTCATTAATACCTAGTGAATCTTATATCAGTTTTGATGTCATTGTATCTCTTAAAAGTTACTTTGAATAATGGTATTTCGATACCTGCTTCAATTACAAAATTATACCCATTCATTACATTTAATGCTTGTGTAATTAACAAATTTGCTTCTGCCTCGTCTTGTATTTCAGTTTTGATATTATTTAATCTCCTTATTATGTGATCAATATCTGAATGTGTATTCTGGTTACTAGCTATATGGATAAGTGTTTGTCGTCCTTGTGTCCTATAATAGTTCACTATATCTTTAGACAGTCGTACAGAGTATATACCGTCCCTTGATAATACAAAATGTATAGATGTAATATCTTCTATATTCATTAAAAGAAGGTGCATCACTGACTTTAGGTCTGAATGTGAAGGCCAACCCAGTACGTGTCTAAATGCTTGATAACATCCTTCCGGGTGTGTATGGTATGAAAATGCACTATTAATAGTAACAGGAACATTACAAGTGATGTTTTGTCCATTTACATTAAACTCTGCATTTGTTGATAATGGTTCCACTTGCCAATTTTCAATTTCACCACTTTCAACATTTCTCGTAAAATGTCCACCGTATTCTTGTAATGGATTGTTGTCACGGATTGCTTTTAATTGTCTAACTACATCGAATGGTATATATAAAGTTCTATGAAATTCATCTATCAAATCCGACATACTACGAATAGATATTTCTATCTGTGAACTTGTTACTCGTTTATTAGGTTTCCAGTAAAAGGATAGGAACCTGAAAGCCGACCTGTTATTTAATGGTGTAGTCTTATCGATTCTTAGATCCCAACCAAAACCAGACCGAATTTTTCTTTCGGATTCTTTTTTAACACTGTCTATATTAGCTGTCATTTTAATTCCAGTCCATACATATTTTAAATTATAAAACTTAAGTTTCATGTATTCTAATGCAGTCATATCTATTTTTTTCATTATACCTTGTCGTCTGTACTGTGTAGCTGTACATGAAGCATACCTTTCTGCTATTCCCATTTTATCATCATATATAATATACTGTAATCCAGTTATTTGTCCTTTATCATTTAGACTGAAGAATATTAGATTGACAGATGATGTATGTTTAAAATCAATATCAAAGCCACAATGTTGTGTTAAGAAAGTTGTATATTCGTTACTACGTTCCTCGGTCATATCGTTGAAATTTTGTACGTAAACTCCATTGTTCATGTTTCCAATTTGTGCAATTTTTGGTTGTAAAAAGGTAATCTGTAATAATTTATCACCTAATATCATGTTACTCTCTTCTTGAAAAGGTAACCTTCTTTGAATCACCTCACCTATATCTTCTGATGATATTTGATTAAATCGTGCTGATATATGTGAAGTTATACTGTTACGAAAGACAACTTCATCAGTCGTTTGTTGTTTAATACCATAATAATAAACATTCCATTCTATACTTTTTGTGTTTAATGTATGTGTTGTTGGTATGCACATGAAAACACCGTCTACTATATTCTCAGTATCTTGTATCACAAGACATACAAAATACATACTCTGTAATTTATCGGTCATGACACTGTACATGCGTGCCATTTGTATTCGAAGTTTTTCATTACTATATGTATAGTTTGTTAAATCTAATTGGTTATAAACGTTGATAACATATCTCATTTATTATTAAAAATGATTTTTTAAAGTATAAAAAAAATAATAGAAAGATGGAAGTTCCACAAACAGAATATGTATATGAAACAGACCGAATGGTCTTTTTTCGTGTTAAGTATTTAACACGAGAACATATGGTAAGTATATGTGAAATTATGAAAGAATGGTCTCCAAACACGTCTTATGAAAGAAACAGAATTGTTTACAATAAACAATTGAACCAACTTTACGACTTGGAGATTCATGACAAAATTGCTTGTGTATATACGTACGACACTTCGATAATCTTACAAGAAGAATATATACATGATATTCTCGACTTTTTAACTATCTCGATAAAAAAATATTGTAAAACTCCTATGGAAGCAAACCGTTGTGGGTTCTCTCTTCGTGTGTATAAAAAGAATGATAACGGTTATCACACTCGTTCTATATTAGGTAAACAGTTTCCCTGTAAAATGGAAGAAATTATATACCCTTTCCAGTTCGATAGTGAATTTAATAGATTAAAACTTCGTAATGTCTCAGACATACATACTACTTCAAACAGTGTCATATTTGGAAATAACAATCCAACTAATGACAATTCAACAAGTGGTGTCATATTTGGAAATAACAATTCAACTACTAATAACAATTCAACAAGTGATGTCATGTTTGGAAATAACAATTCAACTAATACTGGAACAAATAATAGTAGTTCTAGTGGTGTCATATTTGGAAATAACAATTCATCTAGTGGTGTCATGTTTGGAAATAACAATTCAACTAATAACAATTCTAGTGGTGTCATGTTTGGAAATAACAATTCAACTAATAACAATTCTAGTGGTGTCATGTTTGGAAATAACAATTCA